TCATGAGATCGTGTAGCTGAGCGTGGTCTCTCGCCCGCTTGTGTCCCCGTCATTCCAGGTATCAGGATCGTCGCACACCTGCACCTTCACCTGGTTGGACCCTACGTCGCAGGCCAGAGTCCTCCAGCTCCAGGAGTTCTTCTGCTGCCAGCCGGTCCAGTCGCGCCAGACATTGCCCGTGCCTGGCCCCTTCTGCCAGAAGCGATAGTAAATGCCAGCAGTCTTGTTGCCAACGGCAGAAAATACGATGGTGTTCTCATGGGCCTGCGGGCTGGAGAGGGAGGGTGTGACTGAGGTTAGGCTTGCTCGGGAGACACTGAGAGCAAGCGTCTTTTCGGCATCATAGGACTCTTCTCCAGCGTGCTTCCCGTCACGAACCTGCGCCTTGAATGTGATTGTTCCATAATCGGTTTCATCAAGCTCGTACAGCAGCCAGTTCTTATCCTGCCATCCGGTGAGCTGCTCCCATGCTACTCCAACGCTCCCTCGGTATATCCAGAACCTGAAGAGCAGTTTGTCTCCGTCTGGGTCTGATGCATTGGCCACGATATGGACATTATCGCCCACATAATGAGTCCCTGATTCATTGCAGTACAGGCTATTGACTGCGGGTATTGAATTATCTGATACGACAAACGCAATGGATTCGCTGTCATCGAATGAGCCAATGCCTGCATGCTGTCCGTCCCTGATCTGAACCTGGATGGCGCTCGTCCCGATGTCTTTCTTGGAGGGCTCCCAGCGCCAGGCATTCTTCTGGCTCCAGTCTTGCACCAGCTTCTTCTTCGAGGCAGTGCCGGGACCTGTCAGATAGAAACGATAGTAAATCGGATCTAAATCGGCGTCAGTGGCAATGCAGATGAAGTCTATCTCCGTGCCTTGGCTCCTGGGGCTGCTCAAAGAGCTGGAGTGTGAGCTTATGGCTGGAAGTGCATTATCCGATACGACAAAGGTAATGGACTCGCTATCGTCATAAGAGCCAATGCCCGCATGCTGTCCGTCCCTGATCTGAACCTCAATGGTGCTGGTGCCGACGTCTTCCTTAGAGGGCTCCCAACGCCAAGCATTCTTCTGGCTCCAGTCCTGCACCAGCTTCTTCTTCGAGGCAGTGCCGGGGCCGGTCAGGTAGAAGCGATAGTAGATCGGATCGCTATCTACATCGGTGGCCTGGCAGATGAACTCTATCTTTGTGCCCTGGCCCCGTGGAGAGCTCAATGTGCTGGAGAGCGAGCTTATGACTGGAAGCTCATTGTCACTGGAGCTCTCGGCTGTAATTTCATAGCTGATGCTCGCCTGCGCATCCGGCAGCCCTCGGCCAGATCGCACCTCTGCCTTTATGGTGGAGCTGCCAGCGTCTGCCGCCTCCGGCCTCCAGGAGAAGGAGTTGCGAGAGATCCAGCCGGACAGATCACGCCACTCGGAACCGGTCCCTGGACCCTGCAGCAGGAAGCGATATTCCAGCCCTTCCGCTGGCGGATCGGCAGTGGCCACAAAGACTATGGTCGATCCTGCTGCGTGGGGGCTGGCCAGGCTGGCCGCCAGAGAGAGCGAGAGGCTGGGCGGGATGTGGCCGTGGATCACCAGGCGGCAGCGATAGCCGATTAGGATCTTGTCATGCCTCACCGTTCCCAGGATCTTGCTTGTCTGCACGCTGCCGAAGCCGTCTCGCAGCAGCTCTGTGACGGCAGATACGATCTCAGAGCAATATTCAGCCCCGCCATCCTCGCCCTTGCGGCTCCGGATGTCCACCACAAAGACGGGATCAGTAATGCTGTTCCGGCCATCCCAATCCTGCAGCTCGCAGGATATCATGCTGCGATTGCCTGAATTGAGCAGCGCTTCGCTCTTCTCCAGCGGCTTGAACTTGTAGATCTTGGCATCCACAAGGCCGGAGATACCTTCATCCCCGGCCAGAAGCTCCTGCAGAGAGTCCAGCAGTTCCATGCCTTAATCCAGGGTGAAAGCCAGGTCTGCGGCGTCGAACTTCAGAGTGTCTCCGCTCCCGATGGCCTTGGGGGAGGAGAGCGTGGCAAAGGCCAGGATATTTCCGCCTGAAGCGGCAGTTGCCAGGAATACATCCGTAATGGTTCCCCAGCTTCCGCTTGCCTCAGGAAACTCGATGGCGGCATGATTGGCGATCTTGGTCAGTCCGTCCACCTGGGAAAAGTCCCAGTGATCGGCATCATTCAAGACTGCAACCCTGGCATATCCGTTTCCTGAGGGTTCGCCAGTCACCACTCCCGCCTCCGTCACGCCTCCCGTGCAGACTCCTACATAGACGGTCCCTGGCGCTGTGTATGCGGCTATACCGAAAAGGTGCTTCAGCACCTTCTCTTCCCAGTAGTTCGTAAAGCTTCCCGACATTTTAGCTCCTATTCAAAAGGCTCGTATATTTTCAGTATCACACTCTCTCCTGTGTGCTTGCTGTCCTCTCCCCATTCCACATAGGACTGAAGAACATAATCGCCACTGGCCGCCAGGTCCACGGAGGCAGTCACATAATAAATCGTGTTGCTGTTGTACTGTTGAGCAGCCCATTCTGCTTCAGTCCCATCGGGCTTTTGCACCTTGATCTTCATGGCCGTGGCGCCGGTCAGATTCTGGCCGGTATCAAGCCGGATCTCGACTCCAACATCTCCCTTGTAGATCTTCGTCATAGCCTGGACCTCATGGCTCGCATTTTGGTGATCTTCGACTCGGCTGATGCTGGACCGGCCATCTCAGATCTGGCCTGTGCAGCCAGAGATGCGATGGATCTCATGGCGACTATGATCCTCACTTCGGCGGCGACAGCCTCTACCAGGGATTCAGCATCGCTGCAAGCCACCGCAGCAGCCAGAAGACGGGCATCAGCTAAAATCTGGGATTGCGGCTCGCAGACCGCGAAGGCGGATTTCAGTATGGCTGGCGTGGCAGCACCAGAACACAAGGACTCGACCATGGCCGAGACAAGCCTTCGGACCTCTGACTCTGCCAGCCCGGAAGAACTAGCAGAAGAGATGGCAGAGACCCACTGAACCCAAATGATCCCAGCGTCAGCAAAACCGAACGATTCAGCCTCAATCGCTGCCAGGACGGCTCTCCAAGACTTGCCTTCTGCCAGGCCGAACGAGGCGGCTTCGGTGAGCGCCGAGATCGTGCGGATCGCTCTTGCTTCAGTCAAGCAGTGGGATTCGGCGCTTATCAGGCCCGAACTTGTTCTTAGAGCACCTGCAGATGAGAGGATGGATGATTTAGCCCTCACGCTGGCAGATGCCAGCTTAAGGGCGCTGCTCACTAGAGCCAGGGCTGCAGAGCAGGCCTCAACGGTGGCGAAACCGGATTTTAAGGGATGAGAGCTGGCGAGACCGGCTGATGCAGAGTCTATTATTGCGGCCACCGCCCTTAAAGCCGCAGGCGAGGCCAAAATCGATGAATCGGCATCCACCAATGCCGAAACTGCTTTCAGAATGGCAGCTTTAGCAGACGGCGAAGACCCCGCCTCAGCCAGGGCAGACACGATCTTTTGAGCGCTGGCGATTGCTTGAGCTACAAGCTGGGCCTCGATAGTAGCAGAGCCGGATAGTATAGCATGAGCACTGGCAATTGCAGCTTCTAGCTGAGCCTCGATAGTAGCGGAACCGGATAGCTTGGCATGAACACTGGCCTGTCCTGCCGACGCTGAATCCGTGATAGCTGCTACAGCTCTGAATGCAATAGATGAAGCAAAGCCGGAAGAAGCCATATCAGCAAGCGCTGAGATCGACCTTAGGGCGCTAGCAGTCCCGCTGAAATAGGATTCGGCATCGACCAGAGCTTCGGCCAGCACGTAGTTTATGGAGGCCGCAAGCACTTCGCAGACGCTTGAATAGCTCCCCGAATCACGCCCGCCCATGGAAATAGCATTCCCGGATAGGCCGCCTCCTGCTAGATAGTAGCGGGCGACATTCAGATCATCACTTGCGCTCCAGCTCGTCCCATCGTACTCTTCTGTGTCCCCTAAAAAGCCGCCATCGGTTCCTCCAAAGCAAATTGCATCAGAGGAGTTCCCGCCGCCTGCCAGTCCCTCCCTTGCTGTGCCCAGGCTCCCGGCAGAGCTCCAGGAAGTGCCATTGTATTTCTCAGCGGCGGCGGAATAATAATCTCCATCATAGCCGCCCATACAGATAGCATCTGAAGAATTGCCGCCGCATGCAAGGTAGTATCTGGCCGTGGAGAGGTTTCCGCCGCTGCTCCATGAGATGCCATTGTACTCTTCTGTGGCATCAAAAATTACGCTCTCTTCCGTCTCTTCATTATAATAATATCCTCCAACGGCGATAGCATTGGAAGAGCTGCCGCCGCCAGCAAGGTACTTCTTGACTGCAGAAAGACTCCCTCCCCTGCCCCAGGAGCTGCCATTGTATTCCTCTGTGCTTTCAATGCAGATGCCATCGCTAAACCCGCCCATGCAGATTGCATCTGCAGAGTTTCCTCCCCCTCCCGCTCCTGCTCTGCCTGTAGCCAGATCTCCGCCGCTGCTCCAGGATGTGCCGTTGAACTCTTCCGAGACATCCTCAAAATAGGAAGAACTGCTCTCTCCTCCAAAGGAGATAGCATCATCAGAATCGCCTCCGCCAGAGAGAGTATTGCGGCCTGTGTTGAGACTGCCTGCGGACTCCCAGGCCATTCCTATGCTCCTTTGAGCAAGCGCTTGCTGCGCTCGACCAATTTTGGCGGCAAAGGAATGCTCCGCCTCTCGCATTCGGCAAGCATGGTTCCGGCCTGGGCTATGATATTTACAGCACCGCCTACATCTTTGCCCGCTCGCATTGCTGCTGGTAGCTCTTGGAGGTAACGAATCGCAAGGCCCTGCAGCTCTTCTGTATCCTTGTTGTCATGATCAAAGGGAGCCGCAGCTTCCAGCTGAGCCTTGATCTGGCTCCACATCTCGATCTCCCGGAGCCGCTCCTTAGCCTCGTTCCTCATCCATGCGAGCTTGTAGGTGAGCCTGTCGCATTTCACCTTGAGCCGCTCCAGCTCGAATCCCTGGGCGCTCTTGATCAGCTCTTCAGCTTCGGCCAGATCGATCAGGGCTTCCCTGTAGTCAAAGCTAAGCATCATCAGGTTGCCGAACATGACAACCTGCTCCAGCTTGGCCTGATGATATTTTGAGGCAGGCGTGGGATGCTTGAGGTCGTTCAAGACGCTGAACCTGGCTTCAGTTGGCGTCCTGAACATTGTTCGTGTAGCAACGGCCTGCATCAGCTCTGGCACCAGAGCCTGCAGCCTCTGCAGATCATCAGACTCCAGGACCTGGGATTTCTGGAGCTGAGCAAGTCCAGCGGCAGGCTGCTCTGTCATCTCCTCTCCTCGCCGGTATGCTGCTTGTGGATCTTCTCCAGGGCGGCCATGAGCGGTTCAGGCAGAGGCACCCCTATTCGGCCTGCATTCTCCAGGGCACTCAAAGACTCGTTGGCTATGAAGAACATGATCACGCAGGTCCTGATCCACGGTTCGCCCAGGCCAGAGGTGGTGTCCAGGATATTGGCCAGGGCGACCATCAAGAACATGCACAGCTTCTTCACGATTCCCCGGAAGCCTGTCTCGCTGTTGAGCCTCTTCTCATAATATCCGGCCATGATGCCGCTCAGGTAATCGATGACTATCATGGCAATGAGTGCCTGAAGAATGGGATCCCAGGCCCCAAAGAGCCAGGTGCCAAAAGATCCGAAAGCGGCCAGAATAAGCCTGGCCAGATCGGCCTGAGAGATGACTGGATGCTCAATTCCCACTGCAAGTCCCCCGCTTGAAGACTGAGCCCCTGTTCAGGGAATCAGCGCTGTAGCCCGGCCTCCTCGGTCTGCTGCTCGCCTGCTTCTCGGCCTCGGCCTTCTCAGCGGCTGCCTGTGCCCTGTATCTGTCTGCAGCCCGCAGGAAATTCATGGTCTTGGTGGTTGCACCCTCAAGATCTCCCACGACCTCGGCGGGATTGTCGGCATAATGAGCGGCCAGGGCTTCGCAGGCTTCCGCTGAGGCCAGCAGGACATTATTATCGTTGTTCTCCAAAAATGCGAGGATCGCCTCATCGGATAGGAGGGGCGAGTCTTCGGTATCCCCGGCCTTGAGCCTGACAAGATCAGCCAGGCTCCCCGTAGGGTTGTCAGTGTAGGCCATCGAATCCTCCAAAAAAGGAGAAGAGGCTAGCCTACACTACAGCGCTGGCGTAGACTGCCAGATCCGAAGCCACGAGCTTGGGATCAAAGGACAGCTCAGCCTCTACCCTGTCGGACTTGAGCTCTTCCATCCTGAACTTCTTGATCCTGGACCCTAGCTTCGAGTTTCCGTATCTGCCCTTCCAAGCGAACAGATAGCCCGCGCTCGGGTTCTCGATGCTCGGCCTATCGGCTGCATAGGCCAGCAGAACCTGTCCCGATGCCATGCGGCTCATGGCGGTTGCAGCCCCTTTGGGTGCAGTGTTGTATGTGCCGCGGGCTACGAGCACCTTCTCGACCTCGAACAGACTGGCCAGGATCTCAGGCGTGATAATGCCCCGCTGGGTGTACTGAATGCGACTGATGATGTCCGCATTGTCCTTGAGGGCCGACATCACGTCCGGGGAGATGACAAGACGATTTGGACGCATGCCGGTTTGCTCCTCGACGGCATTCATCCAGACATCTATATCCTTGACCGGCTTGGAGCCGCTGGCGCTCCACTTCTTGAATTGGCTCGCTCCCGGCTCACCAGCAATGCCTGTATAGTTCGTGCTCCACACGCCAGCTTTGAGGTAGTTGCCCAGGAACTGTCTCTCGCGCTTGATGAGGAGCTTCTGAATGGCGAACTGCATGGCGTCTCTGTCGGGGTCGATGGGCTTGTCAGCGTTGTCTCTGGTGTCATCGTCCACGTCTTTGTGGAATGAGAATGTCCTGCAGGTGTAGTAGGGCGAGGTGTCGATATCGTAGTTCCCGCCCGCCGATTCGGTGGCAGGTGCCCTCTCCTCTGCCTCATCTCTGAGGAAGTCTCCCTTGTCGTAGACCACGTAGTTATCCGACTGCTTATCTACGGGGACAATCGGGAATACGTCGGCTGAAATGAACATGTGAGCGCCCAGAATGACCTTAACAGCCAGGTTTCCGAGCAGGCTGTGAACATGGACATCTCCTCTGTTTGGTCTCGGCATTGTCTTTTCACCTCCTTCAGGGCCTCGTATAGCCGATCATCAGCCAGATTGCACCCTCGGCAAAAGCAGTCACACTGGATGCTTCGATGCTGATCTTCTGGGTGGCTGAGAAAGCATTGTTCCCGGTGATCTCAGTTGCGGCAACCTGCACCCCTTTCGGCGTACAGTTGGCAGAAGTCAATGCCAAGACTCCGCCGGACAGGTCTGTGCTCTCGATCTCGGCGTTCAAGGTGGCGGCTCTGTCTGCTGTGGTGGCTGGCTTCTGGACGTGAGCCAAAATCTCGGTGATCGTCCCGGCAAATCCGGGCACCCATTCGGTCAGCAGATCGCCATCTGCGATATCGGCCAGAGGATTATGGAAGATCCACCACTCCTTGGTCTTCTGATAGCTGGGATTGGCCCCATGTCCACCAGTCTCGAACCTCATCCCGGCCACCGCTCCGTGATGCAGCACGACCCAGTTCGAGTCGTTGAAGAAGAGAACGTCTCCCTGCTCGCCCACAGGATAGGCTCCAGGAGTCTGCGGAAGAACGAGCACGGAATGCTCCTCGCCTGCAACGCCTGCTTCCAGAGCTGTGGCCACTACAGGCTGGCCAGCCACTGCGGGCACAAGATGACCATTTGCGTCTGAAGCAAGGTCAGGGCTGTCGAGTGTCACAGTAGCGCCATAGACCGCGGGACTAATGCCCAAGGCCATGACAGAGCCGACCTGCCCGCTCTCAGGATTATCCTGCGAGATGCCTACGCACCTGGCGCCAGCGGTTCCTTTCACGAAATGGCCGTCTGTATCCAGCTTAATTGCGTGATAGATGGCCTCGCTGAGGTCCTCCCCGGCAATGCGGGAGAATCTGAAGACGGGATACTCGATCGCCATTCTCAGGCCACCCCCTTCACAGCTTCGGCTCGGGCCGCCTCATATTCATCGTACCATTCGGGATGATCGTCAAGCACCTTCTCGATTGCATCCTCATAGGTCATGCCCGAGGTATCCTTTCTGACCAGTGCCTCGGCGGCCTTCTGAATCTTGCCCATGACTGAGCCGCCGCTGATGGCCCTATGACTCCCGAACTCATCCCAAGCAGCGGACTTCTCCAGCAGATTATCGGCCGCCTTGAGCACGCTGTAGAGCTCTGCAAACTCGGCGGGATGATCTTCTCCCAGAATCTTCATTATGGGCGCATGCTTCTCTGCGGTCAGGCCGGGAATGTTGGGCAGAGCATCGGCCTTTTCGATGTAAGCCTTGGTGATCTCAGCATCCTTCAGCTCCTTGGCCAAGGCCTCGGCCTTTTCAGCCCTTTCTCTCGTGGCCTGGTTGTCTGCGGCCATCTTCTCGAAGAGCACCCGGACTCCGGGGTCCATCTTCTCCAGCTGCTCTTTGCTGTAGCCGTAGCTGCCCTCGCCCTCGTCTTCATCCTTGTCTTCCTTGCCTTCCTTGCCCTCCTTCTCAGGCTCTTTGGGCTCAGGGTAGCCGCAGGCTTTGGCCAGGATGGCCAGCGTCTGTTCCGGCAGCTTGTCCTTGTAGGCCTTGAGAATGCTTCCAACAGTCCCAAGGACATCAAGGGATTCTTCGTCCAGCTTGGCCTCGGAGAGGGCCTTCCTCAACTCCTCATCCGGGGTTTCAGCTATGCTATTCAGGATCGCTTCCTTCATCTTTGCCTCTTTCACCAGTAGGTATTCCTTCCCGTTCGCTCCACGAGGAACGAACGACACTTCATCCAGCAGCCCGCTGATTATCAGGTCGTACTCTTTCAATGAGCACCCCCCTGCCACCGATTGAGAACGCCCTGTAAATGCCGGACTTTATCTTGCCCCAAACCTCATCATCCAGGACGCGGACACACATCAACCAGGACCCGGCCTTGACAAGCACTCCCTCGAACCAGAAGTCGTTTTCAGCAATCCAGGACCGTACTATCTCTGCCTTGACTTTTCTGCGGGTATGACGGTCTCGAAACTCCCGGACGTACTGCTCGAAGTTTCGGGCCATCCGGGCGATTTCTTCTCTGGAGAGAACGTGGCCCTGTTTATCCACGGTGTCAGGTTCCGAAATTACGCCAAAAACGAGCCTTTTTCCTTCATCGGCTTTCAATATCGCGGCGTATCTCTGTTTTTTAAATGGGCACTCCTGAATATTTAAGACCTTTGGAGGTTGGCCAGGCTCAGCGGCCCACACTAGCTTCTCCTGGCCTTTTTCCTTCAATTCCTCAATGACATCCTCCAGCTTGTGGCTAGAAGTGTACGGCTCCTGGCTCTCCGGCCTGGAGATGACCCACACCCGCCCTTCTGAGGCGGGCATGTACTGCATCAGCACTCTGCCCTTGATCTTCTCGCCGTGCAGGAACACCTCCCTGCCGTGCTGCCGGGCAAAGCTGAACTCGTAGGTTCCAGCATCGAGCTGGAAGAACTTGGAGAACTTCTGGGAGGTGGAGCCCACACCCCCGGGCCCGGAAACGAAGGGCTTCTCCTCGGCAATAGTCAGCCAGGCGTGCGGCTGCTGCAGCTTAAAGGCGCCCTGCAGGCTGTCGGTTGGAGGCAGATGCAAAATCCTGGCCTCGCCCTGGCCTTTCTCTCTGATATCTTTGGTGGATCCCTCGAAGATCGTGAATCCCCATAGACGGGATTTGTCTATCTCTAGCCGGAGATCGCAATGCACGGAATGATCTGTCTTGAGAAGCTCCTCATGGGAGAGCTTTGTCTCCTCCTCGGAGAGCCCCCGCCAGTGAGCCTGCAAGACAAACCGGCCTTTTCCAGAGGCTGGCACCATCTGCCACCAGATCCTTTCATACTCGCGGGCGGCTATGTCCGAGCGGGTATCCTGGCCGTCATCCTGCTTGGCCACCTCCTGGATCTTGTCCATGAGCTGCTTGATCTTCCGGGAGACCTCGCCTGAGTTTCCATATCTATGCACGGCTGCAGGATGAGGCATCACGAAATCTGCGAGGTCCTCCAGTGCCAGGCCCGCCTGCTTCCCCAAAGCTACGATGACACGAGGATTGATCTCGAAAAGCTTCTGCATCAGATGCGGAGTCCAGGCCTCGACCTCCAGCTCCCCAGGTGCCCGAAGCTGGCCCTTTTCGTAGAGGACCTGGGGCACCAGATAGAGGAGAGCTACATCCTCTTTTTTCAGCCCGGCCGGTTCAAGGTAAAGACTCTGGAATAGCTCTCCCGGAGGGCCGACCATTGGCTCACGCCTGGCTCTCTCGCCCTCGTTCGGGCTGGCTGCCACGAACGCAATCTGAGAGCCCTCTCTTCCCCATGCCGGAACATCCTCTTTGCCTACCTCGACTTTCAGGACATGGCCACGCCGGGCCAGATCCACGGCCTGCGCCACGGTGTAGGCATCCCTCGATGAATCTGGCCCTACTACTGTCGGCTTTCCCCATGCTATCCTGACCTCCCCTTTGCTCTTGTTTAAGATGAGCAGCTCCTCAATGCGGACATTCAGGACTTGGCCGGGCTGAGAACGCAATTGCGTTACAAACGTATTTCCCAGCATCAGAAGATGATCCGAACGCAATTGCGTTCTATCTGCGTTCTTGGGTGGATCTCGCAAGCCGCAGAGGTAGGAGAAGCCGTTTTTCTTCTCCTGTACTTCGAGGACCTGGACCTTGAGCTCCAAAACGGTCTTGAATTTGGCCCAATCATCAGATCCGCCAGGATGATAGGGCTTCAGAAGATCCTTGACGACCAAGCCCTCACTTGTTGGCTGTGAGGCTGCCCAGCGCCCGACGATCTCCAGCTCCTTCTGGCTGTCGAACCTTCGGACCTTGGAAAGCTGGATCTGAGGAGACTTCAGATCATCCACTACAGCAGCAAGGATAGCTTGCCTCTCGCCAAGCGGCCTCTGGCTGATGTCCTCATTCAGGTTCAGGCAATCGAAGGCCACATAATAGGGCTCGAAGGCCGGATCTCCGGAGAGCATCTCCATGAGCTGAGTTCTGGGGATGATCCGGCCATGATGATCGACGGCCAGCATCTCGCCGTCCAGGATGAGGCTCTTGTAGCCGCTGGCCTGCACGACCTGGACTATGCCCGGCAGATGGGAGGCCCGGTCCTCTCCCGAGTCCTCGAACCAGGCCGAGACATTCCCCTCTTGCAGGGAGACGATGCACCTGAAGCCGTCAAACTTCACTTCCCCGGCGAGCCTCGCTCCTTCCTTGATCTTCCTCTCGCACCAGGGCCAGAGCTCCGAAGTAGAGAAGAACTCGGTGTACCCGGCCATGAGGGGCTTTTGTGGCGGGAATCTGTCGCCAGGCTGCAGGGCCTTGACTATCTGCTTTTCCAAGGATTCCCGGCGCAGGACCAGAGAATAGAGAGGCACATGATCGGAGTGCGGCCCCAGGGGATTGTCGATGAAGTGCAGCCTTTGCAGCTTTCCAGGAGCGAGAGCTTTTCTGAGCGGCAGCCAGACATTATCCCCCTGGAGGAGGAAGTTCTCGCCGGCATCGTCTCTCCTGGCCCGGAGGAGCACATCGATATCCCTGGGCTTGTCCTTGGAGACAGCAGAGCCCACAAGGGAGGCGAAGTCCTTGACTAAAAGGACCTCGGCCGGTAGAGAATCTAGAGCCTGGGCCACAGAAAGGGACATGCCCTTATGAAGCTGCAGGCTGGCCACGGCCTGGGCCAGAGGCTTGCTTGGATTGATCTGCAAGCCCCGGCGCTGGAACTCCGCAGAAACGAAGACGGCAGCGTTCACGATGTTCTCCACCGCCTTTCCCTTGGCCTGAGCAGCACCATACCACTGAGAGAGGCGCAGCCAGGCGGAGCGCACCTCCTCCTCCGAGGCGGCTTCGAGCCTGGGGGGAGTCATCTCGGCCAGCTTCATGCTGGCACCTCTTCATCCTGAGACGGCGATTGCATGACTTCTGCGCCCTCATCTTCTCCTTCCGCTTCTGCATTCTCTTGAGATTGCGTTTGCGTTGCTGGCCGGAGCGGGAGGTCTGCCTGACTGCGAAGATGGTTCTCCAGGATTACATCGCCCCTCAGCCAGTCCGCCTTATAGCCCAGCTTCTGCAGGAAGCTGGCGAGCTGCTCAAGGTTGGGAATCTCCACCTTGCCGTGGACGTAATAAGGCAGCTTCTCCAGATCCTCGAAGATGGAAGGATTGAATTCGACGAGATCAGGAACGACTGAGGCGTTGATCTCCTCAACTATGATATCCAAAATAGCCGAGATGGCCTGAGCGAAGAGCTTGCTTTTTGTTTCAGCGAGAGCATACGAGCCCTGCTTTCCCTGCCCGAGGAGCAGGAAGTCGGTCATCATGCTTACGGCTATGGCACTCTTCCAGCGCATAATGGCCTGGTTGGTAGAGATCTGCCGGGTGCCGGAACTGGTGACCAGTTTCAGCTCATAGAGGAGATGGCCGTTTTCGTCCCGCTCTGAAGAGAGGAGCAGGCCTTCGGTCTCATCGCGGCGCACGCTGGTTATCAGCGCCATGAAATCTTCATGCGCTGCAACGGCTTCCTCATCCTCCGGGTCCGGGTCGGCTATCTCCTTGGAAACATACAGGACAGGATAGCCTGCAAGGTCCCTCTCCATTCCTATGGCTTCGAAATCCTCCAGGTTGGTGGCGATATACCAGGCCCTATATGTGCGACGCAGGCCTGACTGCCCTTCAGGATTGTCCTTGGCCGATGACATTCGAAAATGGCAGCACTTCTCAATGGGCACCCGCAGTTCCTGAAAGTCGGGAGGAGCGAGCTGGATCATGGCCTGCAGGGTATCTGTATCCTCATCGTACTCCCAATCCTGCAAGGTCTCCTGAGCTCTGGGGGCAAGCTTGCGCACCCGAACCCGGCCATCATCGTACTGGCTGCGAAATCGCGGGTCCTTCTGGTCCCGGCCGCGGCAGATCTTGAAAACCTTCTCCAGCACCGCCCAGCCAAAGGGATACATGGTCAGGATTTCGGACAGGGTTGCAGGCCAGGAAAACTCCATGTCATACAGGCAGGACTCCAGGAACTCTGCGGCTTCCAGATCCCTTGAGCTGCTGCCGCCTGGCACCGCCCTCCAGGGAACCTGCTTGGCAACCATCTCGATAGCGAACAGCCCGCCGCCGATAATGGCGTCATTGGTGCTCATGCGCTTGTAGATCTCAGCCCCCTTTGAGCCCTGCAGCTCGGGAAGCCACTCCTCGGCGATCCACCCGCCAAATCGGTTCAGGCCGGTTCGGCCCAGCTCAGAGAAGCCGCTGTTCGGCCTCTGAGACGATTTGATCTTCTTGAAGTTCTTGCTCACGCACTCCTCCGGAACTTGGATCGTTTCCTTGCAACTCCCGGCCGGGATATCGAGGCCGGAGGCGAATAGCGGTTCAAGAGCTCCACAGCTCCGCAGACCGCATCCACCACATCGTCATGCCGAAAAACTGGAAAATTCGTGAACTCAGTTATCAGGTACTCGGACCAGGAGGCACCGGCCGCATAATACAGCATGCCGTTGCTCCCTTTGGCCGAGACCAGCAGCGCCCGGCTGGTCTTGTCTATGGCCATGGCCACCGGATGAAAAGCGACGCTCTTTAGCCGCGAGTCTCTCACCAGCGCCTGAAAAGAGGAGAGCTGAAAGCCATTGGTCTCGACCCCAACCAGCTTAACCTTCTGCCACCGGATCTCGTCCACGATGTGCTCATAGGCGTCAGGCCACTCCCAACGCCCGCGCAAAATATCGAGGATATAGACGTTCAGTGCCTTGTCCATGCCGACGGTGGCCACGACGGTATAATCCGCCCTGGTTTTCGTGCTGGTCGCCAGGTCGCAGAAGCTGCCGATTCGCAGACTCTTTCTGGAAACGGTGAGCGGCCGGGTGACCTCCAGTTCGTCCGCTATCTCATACATGGATTTCCAAAAATTTCACGCCAGGACCTCGATAGGCCGGAAGAACTCGCGCCGGAACAGGTTGCCTGCCTTCATGATTGGAGCTTGCTGGTATTCAGACTCCCAGTCATAGATTGATGTCTCGCCCTTGATCGCATACAGAAGCTCAAGCGGGTACTTCTCCGGCCACAGGGCCTCTCCGGGCTTTCGGCCCAAAGGATCATTTTCCAGAGCAACGGCTGGCAGCTTGTACTGAACCCAGGGCGGCACGAACTTCTCCAGCTCGGCATCCACCTTGCGGCTCAGCATCCGGCCTGGCAGATCGTCGAGATGCCAGCGGGTGTTCATGACGATGACCACAGAATAAGGAGCCCATGGCAGAGGATTAAGGCGGGTCCTGGCTGTGCCCGTCCACCAGTCCCAGATCCTGTTTCGGTAAGTGAGTGATTCGGCCTCCTCCCTTGATTTTATGGGATCATCGATGATGAGTACGTGGGCTGGCTTGCCGGTCACGGAACCAGAGGTGCCGGAACTGGACATGCCTCCGCCCTCGGTTGTGGACCAAAGATTCGCAGCCGCCGAATCGTCCGAGATCCTCACCCTGAGCTGATCAGAGTTGGCCTGAATGGTATTGCGGACCTTCTTTCCCCAGGTGGCGGCATAGTCGTCCTGGTAAGAGCCAAGAATGATCCTGGCCCAGGGGAATAGGTCCAGCAGCCAGACAGGGAACCAGTGCGAGACAAGCTCACTCTTGCCGTGCTGAGGAGGCATCGAGATTATCAATCTCGGATACTTCCCGGCCACCGCCAGGGACAAGATTATGGAGAGTTCCGCCAGGTGGCGGTATGATCTCCACTTGCCAAGGGACAAATGCTCCGCGAGCGTTGCGGGCGTGGCTCTCCAGGCGTTCTGCAAGAGCTGCCGCGGATCGTATGGCATCGGCATCAGCAGCCATTACAGCGGCTTCGAAGAAGCGGTACTCTTCATAGGTGTGAGTCTCCTTGAGGTTGATGGCCTGAACGGGTTTGCCGAGGCCGCGGTCGAGGATTTCCTTTGCGTAGGCGAGAATGATTTCGGGCCGGTCAATGGGCAGGTCGCGGAAGATGTTCATGAGGGTCTCCGCAACATAAGGCGCGAAGTCCGACAGCATCGTTTTTGCCTTCCTGGCGGAGCTAAGATAGTTAGCGCCAATTTGATTTCCAGGAAGAAATCTCCCGGAAGAGTCCCGCTGATCGGATAGGGGCTCGGGAGCCTGCGGGTCTTGATGCCGCTGGTTTGTTGGCTGCCGGTTGATCTGGCACCCTCCGGCCCGATCCGGCATAGACCCGGCATCATCGGCTGACCGTTTTTCCATCTGCTCGCTGACCTGATTGGGCCAGATCGGCAGCCCATCCGGCAGGCTGCCCTTTCGAATGTAATCCTGCAGGGTTGACCGAGGAAGGCCCACCATAAGGGCAGCCTTCTTGAGCGAGGTTCCCTCTGCCATGAGCTGCACAGCCTGCTGGACCTTCTCCCTGATCTCGCTGTAGTCGTTCTTCTTAGCCGTGCATAGCCCTCCAGGTTATAGCTTTACATCTGAAGGCATCGGCCCGTGTCCCATTTCTGTGAACCAGACTACCGGGTCCACTTCCTGGCCTTCATTCTTAGACCAAGCTTTGAACGCCTGCCTGGTAAGCCATTGGCTAGTTGTGGTTCTATACTCTCGTTCCTGGCCTGCCAATTTCCGGGTTCCGCAGGGAATTACTCTGTGCTGCAAGTCTTGCTCGATGCATTCACATGCCTGCTCACCGGAGGCCTGACCTCCGCAACATTCGAAGCTATCCTTCAACTTGATCAACCTCCAAAGATCGGCCACCCCCAGGCATTGCACTTCATCCCCAAGAAAATCAAGAATAGGAGCAATGACAGGAGGAGCACGAAAATCTTGAAAACTTCCACTTTAAACCTCTCAGAATTGACTTGCCAATGCCCGCAAATCTGGATTCGTAGTAGCGGCTCGATAGCTAAGAAGCATCTCCGGCATCTACAGTATATGATATCCTCGTCGAGCTGTTCAGTCTGAAAGGTCCCCGATGGAATATTGATGAGAGCTCCACCATCCGGCCCTTGTCGCCTCCGGTCCTGGCCGCTTCTCTGACCGTGCCGTTTCCCGAGGCTGTAAAGAGCGAGAACCGCTCCTCTCCCAGTTCCGAGAGCGTCCTTGACATCCTGGCCGTGGCATTGATCCTGCAGGCTTCCCTGATGCTGAGGTAATGATCTTGAGAAGATACAATGTAGCTGCTGTCTCCCAGGGCCTCGAACCCTGAGAAGCTGTCATTCTGGGCAAGGATGTGGCCATAAACGAGGGATCCTCCTCGGGTAGATGCTCGATCCTGGACGCCGTAGAGATCGGAGCGGGCCTGGAACTCGCCCTCTCCAGAGAAGTCTTCTCTTAACTCCATCTCGGCGCTGACGATCATGATGAGCGCAAGAGCAGCCAGAGCGGCGAAATGTGCATGTCTCACTTTTTCCTCCCAAAATTCCGGGGTGCCGCGCGCGGTGTTACGCGCGGAGGGGCGACGGGGGCGCACTCAAGCGCCGTGCAGGCTGCCCCTAACCCCGCGCTGCGGGGAACAATCCCCGAAAATCTCCCCTACCCTCGAATGTGCTTCAGCAGCCCAAAGAGCATGTCTTCCAGAGTCCTGATGGCTCCATAGTCCTTGGCCATCTGGAGAACCTTCTGGATCTCCTGCGGGCTTACCTGATCGTCGTCGGTGACCTCATCCAGGGCGGCAGCCCCCACTGCAGCGCACTTCAGGCCGACCTTGAACCTCTTCCAGCCTTCAGGGCTCGTATTCTTCAGTGCGACAATTCCGCTGGTGAGTAGCCTTGCACCGGCATTTTCCATGAAGCCAGTGCTGATGTTTTCGATATCTTCTACCATGGTTGCTCTCCCTCCTCCGAAAATAGTTCTATGACATTTTTAGATGACTTCCACTAGATGTCATAGAACGCCTTCAGAGGAGCATCTCCGGGCCGAGGTCCTGGAGAAAAGGAAGACGAGGTGTAGAGGGGAGACCAAGAAGGGATTCCAAGGCCCCGGCTGTCCGGTGTCTCGCTGCGATCCCGCAGGATCGCATACGTCAAGTTTTTGCGGCGCTTTTTACTAAAAAGCGCCCGTGAAGTAAAGGAGGCCCCAGCCGGAGAAATGCTAGAAACTCCTACTGGGGTTTGAAGCTGAGTTTAAATAGCGAACCTATCCTGAAAAATCGCCTCTTGTTAACTCGATTATTCCATTGACTATAAGAATAGACTAATCTTCTACCACAACCCCATGCTTTACGGGTGGGAAAAGGTTTTGATAATAATGTGAGAATGAATTAAACCGCTATCTTCTGCTTGAATTCTGAAAAGGAGATGAGGCGGTTGTAATACTGTTGCTTATTCTGGAGCCAGTAATCAAGGAAAACTTCGAAATGTACTCCTCTCCCCCAGATGGTCCTGAGAACCTTTTTGCCAGCAGAATTTGACATCATGCTTTTTCCTCTGGGCCGAAGGAGACCCTCCCGAAAGAGCCTGGTGGCCACTCCCTGAGATGGAAAGCCCAGGGCTTCATAGTCCAGGCCGCCGTTCTCGGGCAACCCGGCCAGGGCGCCGGGATTGATTCCAGCTCCGAGGAGATCCTCGATGATATATTTGGGCCTCATCTTGACCTCGCCAGGCGCTCTGCGGCCGCCCAGTCCTCAGATGTCGGCATCCTGGGGAGAATGACCGCCGCCCCCAGCTCCTCGCCCATAAGATGCCGGTAGGCTTCGGCCAGCTCCGGGTTCTTATCCACCATGGCGTAAATCTCAGTATCCAGCTCCATCATCTCTTTTCTGGTGTCCATTCAGCCCTCCTTACAAGGGTGGTTTCCGGCCCGAAGGCCGGACCCTTATTATCTTGATGGGGGGGGTCCTGTGAGTCCAGATTGGACCCCTGGGGATATGGTCGGCTCAGCCCCTCGCTTCAGATGCTCGGCATCCCAGGACTCAGGCGTCATAGCTGGCATACATCCGGAAGCTCTTGTATTTTCTCATCCTCTCATGTGGAGAACGCGATTGCATGCGCGATGCGTTCTTGAGCCCTTTGCCGCAGGCGGTGCAAAAGGGCTCCTCCCTTGCGTCGTACTGCATCTGCCCGCTGCACTTGCATCTGGAATGTAGCAACCGGCCAGCCTTCCCGCCGTGATGCTCCGAGGCTAACTTGGTGCCGGGCTCCTTGAAGGCTGCGCCTAGCGGTCGTCGATAATCTCCAGAAGAGGAATCCCTCGGGGAGGGGCTGCCCACTGGGCTTTCGCCCTGAACATTGGTACTTACTTGAGGTCCCTCGCTATAAAAAGTTTTGGATCTCATAGCTCCCCGGCCTATGCTGCGGGCTTTTCGGCCCAGATCCTCGGCCAGCGCAGGGATTCCCTTTCGAATACTGCTGCTATCTTCGATGCAGGCATTTTTTTGCGGCCGTCCCGGCCGTCTCTTGGGCGGCGCCGCAGCGCCGACCGTTGAGGGAGAGGAAGAGATGGGGTCCGGGGAAGGGTGGGGGAGGGGCCGGTCTGTCATGATCTTAGCCGGGCCGAATACCTCGATCCTGAAGCCATCAGGATGCTCCTCTGGCCGTTCAGCGCCGCAGCTTCTTAGATGCTCTATCTCATCCGAAGTTCTCAGTGCTCGGAATCCCGCTATTAATGGCAATTTTATCCACCTCACCAATCACGTACTCCTTGGTGAAGCGGAAGCCGCATTTACAGCAGCGATAAGACTCCTGCCGCATTCCTGCCTGCCGCCGTGTCACTCGCCCGACGGCTTGCAGCCGTGTACACTGCGGGCAAAAATCCAGGAGATCTTCAGGCCCCAACATTGGTTTTTCCGCCACTTGCCAGTCGGAAAGCAGGCTCAAGCTCAACGCAACGGCTTCCAATCCGTTGCTTTCCACCTCACCATTTAGAAGAAGTTGGTTACCGGCATAAATATTCTTTGCAGAATCCGCGCACATACCTAAAATATAATATTCTCTGTTAATTTTTTCCAGTCAAAAATCTGATCACAAGTACTGAATCAAGGTACGCTACAAAGAGAGATGCGCGACGAAAAATCCAAAAGAGATATATATCACCGGCATGGTTCAAAGAAAGGCAGGAACTGGAAGGCCACGACAGGGCCTTGGAAGCAGCTTTCTGTCGTGGCAGGTTTGCCTACTGGTGAGGTAGCAAAACCCGAGTTCCTCAAAGGAAGATCCTGAATGAAGAACTCAAATAAGAATATGGGCGATCAACGTTATTTAAGGTTTTTCATAACATTCGTAACGCGAGTCGATTGTGCTATATCAACGAATATAAACTCTATTGTGAAATTTGGATCTCCCACGAGAAATGTCAAGAGGGCCTGGGAAGGCCCCCCGCCTTGCGGAAACTTGGGAGGTTTTCGCAAGATACTAACCCAACGAGCCCCGAACCACCAAGGCACGCTAGGATACACCACCGCAGGATGCGGCAATGTCTAACCGAAAATTAGCCGCCGATAGTATAAACGTGTTTCGGAGCAGCCAGGAGCTTGCTTCTTCAAATACTGCGCAGCTGCGTAAGACCATTGCGGAGCTGGAAGAACGTATCCACGCCCAGGACCTCCTTATTGAGGAGCAAAAGCAAGCACTCGTCGAAAAGGAGGCCCAAATCGATGACCTTGCCTACGAGCTGGACATTCTTTGCGGAGCAATTCACGACCCGCGGCATAAAGGCAAAGTGCTGGCCAAGGAACTGCAAGAGGGTTATAAACAGTATGCAAAAATCCAGCAGCTGGCGAAGGCTAATGAGAGCTTTACCAGATCTTTGGAAGAGCTGCAGGACGCCTTCCAGCACATCATAGATGCGGTAATTGCGAACGTAGAGGCTGCTCTGGCTGCCTTGGCTGAGATGCCAGCCACAGAGGAGACCGCCAACATGCATGCCAGGGCTGAAAAGGAGATCAAGGGTATAATGCGGGCCAAGAAGGCCAATCAGATCTCACCCGCCAACTGCCTGCGCCAGCTTGCGGACGTGGAATACGGCATAATCTCTTTTATTACCGCCCGGCCGGCGTTGACCTTCAAAAAGGCAGAACACTACCGTGCGGCGCTCCTGGTAGAGACGCTCTATCGAGATCCAAAGGCCAAGAGCCTCAACAGCGCCAATGCCATTCAGATCATCAGCACTGCCGAGGAGAAGCCCATTGCTCGGATGCAAGCCAGGAGGGCCATGGAATGGGCGGCGAAGCTGCAGCCAGATAAAGTCATGCTCCGCAAGCGTGGCCAGGGCAAAGGCAGGACATGGCTATTATGTAAAATCGGTGGCGAGGAGGGCAATAAACTATGAATTATGCCGCCTGCTCTTTAGGAACATCGTGTTCCTTTTACGACGAAAGGAACATTTTGTTCCTTTACCTCCATGAAGCTCTAGCTAGGGCCGAGAGAGGACCGTTTTCCCAAGGAGGAATTTTCAGGATAGAGCTTTCCTAGAAAGATAAATCAAGGCTACTGTATCTAAGGAACAGGTTGTTCCTTTTAGCTTAGGCTGTATTTGTCTCGGGAACCAAGGTCGGGGGGTCCGGGGGGGCTGGAGAGAAAATCTTAAGGAACACGATGTTTCTTTAGGGGCTCCAGCCCAAAAGCTTATACAGTTCTGTGATTTTCATGTAGGTTTTCAGGCCTGCATTTGTCGTTTCAAATTGCCCATTTTTCACTGCAAGCAATTTTTCTCTCTGCAATAAGTCTAAAAAAAGGTCCGCTGTATGAAAATTTAGATTGCATGCGTATACTATCTTTGTCTTACGTTGAGGCGTCCGGCAGATTTCTAATATCGCCGCTGCAATCTCAATTTTATCTCTCTTTTTTGTCATGCCGATCATAATTATACTTGTGGTACTGATAAATGATCCGGATATCTGTTCACCTCCTGCCGAAGTGCCAGCAGGGGGCTGGGGAAAACGCCGGATCCCGAGGAGAAAAATCCTGGAAACTTTACATGCCCAAAGCAGCGGGGTGGCCACACCCCTGCCTCCAACTCGCCGTGTTTACGGCGCGGGATTGGGTGTATCCTCTCCTCCGGCCTGGTCGATCCCCAGGGCCTCTGCCTTGGCCTTCCTGGCCTTCTGCAGGGCAGCCTGATGGTCCAGCTTCTTGCAGGAGCCGAGATGGACGTTCCGGACCTTGGAGCCCTCTCTCCAGGAGGCCATCCAGTATTCGTACTTCTTGGTGCCCTTTCGGGAGTCCCTGGTCTTCTCCATCCTCCAGAGGTGCAGGTCTTCCAGGCGGGCGGCGTCCTTCAGGCTCAGGGCCTCGGCCAGGGCCGAATCTGCCTCTCCCTGCAGCCTGCGGGCCTCGGAGCGGGCCTCGGGGACTACAAGGGCGGCCTTGCTTGCGATCTTTGCGCTCCTAGAGAGCTCCAGGGCCTCTCTCCGCAGAGCCTTCATTCGGTTGCCTGCGTCCGTGGTATGCATCAAAGAATAGTTCTATGACATTCTACATAAATCTTTCTAAAATGTCATAGAACAAAAGAGAAAGCATGGCTGGCACCTGGCAAAAAGTGTTATCGGGAGGTCGAAGTATGCGGAGACCTCCCACGCACACCGCGAAGCGGGAATAGGGATTATGGGAGGCCAGAGCCGTAGCGGAGGCCTCCCGTAGTGAGCGAGCAAAGCGAGCCGGGCGAAATCGATAGCATGCGCGGCCTCATCAGAAGCCCAAGGCGGCAGAAAAAGGAGGTATCCAGGGCCAGGGCACGAAAAAAGGCAAATCATCGATCCCTGGGCATCCTGGCGCGCCGATTTCCTATGGAAATAGAATAACGGAGGGGTGAGTAAAAAGAGAGATCAAAGCTCGCCCTTGCAAGCTAGACAGGAGCCGATGATCTCCAGAAGCTCGCCGCCTTCGTCATACTTGGCCAACAAGGGATAGCCGCAGACGAGGCACTGAGCTTCCCCTATCCGGCCCTCGGTAATGTGGCCTTCAGCGTCGGTCTCTGAGAACCAGGCCATGCTTAATCCCCGCCCAGAAGCTTATGGCTGATGATCTCCCAAATTATCTGCTCCTCGACTTGGCAGCATTCCTCAATCTCAGCCTCCGGCAGCTCTCGCAGGGCGTCCTTCAGCGTCACCCTGGCCAGCCGATTGAAGTGCTCCGGCCACCTGGCCCGGAAGGATTCGGAGATTATGGAGCGGCGGCAGCTGATTTTCTGCCTGCGCTCAAATGGCCCGGCATTTGTTACCTTTTCCAGCTCCAACACATCCAGGAGCGTCCTAAGAAGACTCTCGTTTGCTTTCAATTCCTTTCTCTGCTTCCTGATTATTTCCTGTAGCTCATAAGCTTCCTCAATCGTCTCTTCAGCGTTGAACATTTTATCCACCTCACCAGATTTCTCTAGGCTCTCGCCTTCCGCTGTTGATATTGCTCTCGCTTTGCTGCCGCCACCCTAAAAGCTTCCATCTTCTCTACAGCCTCGGCGGAGAGCTCCACCTCCGGCCAACGGTCGAGAATGGCCAGGTTCCGCAAGGTGAGTGGCCCGCACCACTGCTGCCGGTCCCGATTCCATTTGAATCTCATCCCCTCAAATCCCAGGGCCTTGCACCTGTGGCGAGTCTTGCCGCTGACGATTATAGAGAGATCACGAACGGCCACAAAAATAACGGGGAGGGTCTTAAGCAGTGGCGGTTGCATGCCCTTTTACCTCCGAAAGCTTGCCGCTCATTACGAATTCCACGGCGTCCTTGGCCTGCTTGCTGGCCTTCAGGACCCACTTAGGATTATTCTGGAGATGCTGGATCCAGGACTGAATATAGGCGGCGGAGTTCTGCAGGGTCTCGGATGTATCGAGGGCTGCAATCTGGCAGAAGAAGGCGGCACCCATCTCGGCGGTTAGCTCCTCTTGGCTCCTTACGTCTTTGCCTACGTGATAGTTTCTGATGGTGTCCCGGCCCAGCCTCCCAGCTCCTCCTGTCCAGTGAGTCAGCTCATGGAAGGCCGTAGCGTAATAAGCCTCGCTGCTCTCGAACTGGTCGAGCATGGGCAGATAAATCTTATCGCTATGCGGGCAGTAGTAAGCCTGCTCGGTGTCGATATCGATGCATGGGTTAGGCCTCCTTAGGAGCTCTTCAGCGCTCTGGATCTGCTGATTATCCCTCTCCGGTGGATTCTTCTCCGGCAAGCCTTTTGTCTGGCACCAGTTGAAGACGGTGTAATATTTGAGGAAGCTTAGGACCTTAAAGGAGACCTCGCCCCTTTCGTTTTGCTCCTCCTTTACAATGCGGTCCACAAAAACGATGGGCTGGCCCTTCTCACCGGCCTTGATAGCTCCTCCCATCTTCTGAGCCTGCCGGAAGGTAAGCCAGTAGGGGCTCTCGTAATTCGATTGCAGGAGAATTGTATTGATTCCCTGGTATTCTTTGTTGGTAGCGTAAGATGCCGGGCCATTGATGGACCACGGCCGGCGCCAGGGAATTATGCCTTCCTCCAGTTGCTTTAGAATCTGGTCGGTCACGACCTTGAAGACGTCCTTCATCTTCAGGCCTCCTCAAATCCCAGGGATTGAAGCTCTCCCAGGACGTGATATTCAAGCTGCTGCGCTATGCTTTCCTGTTGCGAAATGGGAAGCTTGAGAGCCTCCCTGAGGATCGTTTCGGCGTCCATTTGCATCACCAGCATGAATTAATTTGCATGCCCGGCGGTGCAATGGCCTTGGCCTCTGCAAGCATCGCCTGTATCTGCTTATTTTCTTCGTCCGAGAGCGTGTCGCAGTACTGCAGCCTAAGGCTGATGGATTGGATACCGCTATGCTTGATTTTTACACTCTCAAGAAAGGGATATCGGCCGTCCCCCAGCTGGCCTGCTATCTTTTGGCCAAGATCGCGGAGTTCGGCCCGGCTCAGGTCCCGCGGTTCGGCTGCCTGTGCCTTTCTCTCTGCCCTGATCTGCTCGATTATAGCCTTGTTATGGGCTGCCTGCTCCGGGAAGGCGTCTGCGTAATGGCGGCAGTAGCCCACGTCGTAGCGCTGCATCGAGTAATACCATCCTTTGCAGGTGCAGCCCTGCTGCTCTGTCACGCGATAGTAGAATTGCTCCGTGCTGGAGAGTATCAGGACTATCCTCTCGTAGATCGTCTCTGGCATCTCGATTTTTTGGGGCCTTACCTGGGTAGGCCTGCCGGTGAGAATCTCCACTAGAGCCTGTACCACCCTGGCCTCGTACTTTCCCTCTCCTTGGAGCTGAGGGATGGGCAGCTTGGCGGCCTGCTCTTTCATCCTCTCGGCTTCGGCCTTGCACGGCGCTGCAATCTCCTCAGCGTGCGCGGCGATTGCGCTATTCTGCTGTAGTTGTCGCTGCCACCTGGCCTCCTCGCGGGCCTTTTTGGCGTAGCGGGCGGCTCTTTTCTCTGCTGTGGTTCGTGGTTCTTGCATTTTGAAAACCTCCCAATAGAATAGAGGATCTCCGGTTATATAATGTTGTCGCTTACGTTGCATGATGTTGCTATCGATGGCGGCTAAATAGCCTGTTTTCAGGTCCAGAAGGTCAACTTTTCCGGCCTAATCCGGTGTTATGCGCGACGACATTATGCAATCGTTCGCGAACCGCACCGAAGAGGGCCGAGAAGATGCAATAAAAAAACTTACAACGTTTAGGCCCAGGTCCTCGAAAATAGTTCTATCCTAAGCTCCCCATAATTTAGGCATATTAAAATAATTTTCGTTATCTCCGACCGAAATCTATAAATAGTATGATGTGCCTAAATATGCATATGAAATCATTTACTAGAATCAAGAAGATAAATGGCCAGGAATACATCTACGAGATTACACCCTATTATGACAAAGAGAAGAAGCAAATTCGCCAGAAAAGTAAGTACCTCGGCAAGAATGTCAACGGAGTTCCAGTCAGAATGCGCTCCAAGGACCAAATTCCAAAGAAAGTTCTGTCGCATGGCGAATTTGTTCCCCTCAAAAAGATCGCAGAGGACCTTGAGCTGGAAAAGATTCTCACTGATGTCCTACCCAGCAAGGAAGTCTGGCCTGTCTTGACCCTGGCGATGAATTATGCCATACGTCCCAGAGCACTAACCCATATCCAGAGCTGGTATGAAGGCACAGTTTTGGCTGAGAGCCATCCTGATCTTCCCATCTCCTCCCAGAGCCTCTCTAGATTGCTAAGCCGTATCGGTGAGAGCACTGCGAATCTGGAATTTTCTCGCGGACTCATCCAACGAATATCCACATGCAGCACACTGGTCTATGACATAACTTCCATGTCATCTTACTCTCAGAGCATTAACCTCTTGGAGTACGGTTACAATCGCGATGGCCTCGATCTTCCTCAGATCAACCTGTCCCTTATTGTGGATAAGGATCTCGGCATACCGGTGATGTATGATCTTTATCCCGGAAGCATATCGGATGTCACCACCCTTAAGAATACAGTCAAGAAAATAGAGGCTCAAGGCGTTCGAAATTATACCCTAATCTTGGATCGAGGTTTCTTCTCAACCGCAAATATCGAGGAGATGGTATCTGCCGACTTATCATTCATCATTCCGCCAACAAGTACTCTCAAGAACGTCAAAGAAGCCATATCCTCCATTCATAGCAGCATCGATGATCCTGAGCACCTGAAGCTCTACGAGAAAGAACCGTTATTTGTCATGCCCGTGAACATCGAAGTTGGGGAAAACAAGCTGAAAGGATATGCATATTACGATCAGAAGCGAGAGCAGCAGGAGAGAAACACCTTCTATAAGCGGTTGTACGATTTGATGGAGGTGCTTAAGGCCAAGAACCTGAAGCCCTGGATGAATCCAGGAGAGGTTTTCAGGGAGACTGCAAAGAGGGATGCCAAGTTCATCGAATGGAAGGCGCCTAACGGCAGGTTTGAGGTCTCTCTCAGGAAAAATGCAGTCTCTCAGGCCGTTAATAAAATGGGAAAGTTCATTCTGCTGTATCGGGGCGAGTTTTCCTGGATGGAGTGTCTTGCGCTTTACAGAAGCAAGGACATCGTCGAGAAAGGATTCGACGTGTTGAAGAATGACATTGAACTGATGCCGGCAAACCTGAGGACCGACAGCAGTCTAAGGGGATACCTGTTCGTCGCGTTCCTTGCTTTGATCTTAAGGATGAAGCTGATGAGGTTGATGATCGAGGCAGAGCTGAATAAAAAGTACTCAGTGGAAGGACTGCTCACTGAGCTTGAAAAGATCAAGATTATGATCTTGCCGGATGGCGAGAAGATCACCACTGAGATTACCAAGAAACAGCGCGAAATCCTGGACGCACTTCATATGTGTGCCTAAATGCAGGGGAGGTCAGGCTCTATCTGGTGAAAAGCTTTTCGGATGACAAGGAAAACAGGTAAATAGCTTCCGCTCAAAGGCGGATATGCATCATGCGATGGGCAAGATCGCGATGCAGAACTAAGCGGGAATGGGTTCAAGAGCGTTGGCCATTTGAGGGTTTCCGCTCTTCCCATTTTCCATTAATATTTTCCTGACCGTGAGTTCTACCAAGTCTCCCTCCTTGATCATCAAAGTCTCTCTGATGACAGGGGGGATAGTTACCCTACCCTGCTTGTCGACTTTCGCAGGCGCAGTCATTTCGCGCATGCTTTATACTATTCATGGTGACCTTATATACTTTTCGGCTATATCATTCTGAATAATATGATTTAGCATAAACAATATATACATGGCATGATCTAAGCTAGATTTGGAGGCTAACGAGACATGACTGCAGCAATCCAAACCGTGTCCCAGGTCGGGCAGATCAGGCACCTCGAAATCACTATGCCCAACGGAGACACCCGGCATATGTCAGTCGAGCAGACCCCAGGCGGCTACCGGCTTCCCTTTGCCACCCTCGTCAACATGTGGAACCTCTACAGCCATATGCAGGGCAGGACCTACCTAACGGTCGAGGCCTTCCTGGACGACGCCCACCCCGGCTGGCAGAGCTGGAGGGAGGAGGTGCGGCTCCCGGTCATGACCAATGCCCAGGAGACGGCAGTCGTGAAGGCGGCCCTGAGGGGCGCCGGCATCCGGCCCAAG